CCAAACGTACCGACAATCTTTCTAAGCCTTGGGTCAATCTCTCCTAAAACGCTTCCTAATTTATTGAAATTTATGCCCGTATCTAAAATTCTCTCAGAAAGACCTGCAGGTGCAAAATCTTCTAAGTTTAAATCTAATTCAGTAGAAAAAATGTCTCCGAAATTTTCTGCTACTTCCTCAACCGCAGGGACAGGAAGCGAATTGAGTATCTTTTTTCTTAAATTTGCTATCTCTTCGGGGCTAAGTTGCGTACCGAACTCTTCTTTTACAGCATCTGTCATATTATTAATTTGCTGTTGCGCGTGCGCGTCTATCCCTGTAGCCTCAAGCCCTGCATCAACGGCCAAAGTATTGTCAACTTTAGCTCCATATGTTACCTGTCCTACCGCAGGGTTGTAACTACCATCCTTCGCAATCGCATTATTTAAAATGTCGAAAACGTCGCCTGACAAGTTACCTGCGCGACTATCAAGTTTTGTTCCGTTACTTGTCAAACTCCCTGTAGGTGCGCCAACATTAGGGAATAACATTGCCCCTTCTTTAGGTGCGCCTTGCGGACCATACTTAGACCAATCAACATTGCCTTGCGCTTTTTTTATGTTATCCACCCAACTCGCAGACTTCCCATTTAGGGAATCTATGTTGTTTGCTATAACGAGTAAGGCTTCTGCAAATAAATTACTTGCACCGATTGCTTCGTCTAAGTCGCCTACTAAGTCCATAAGGCTATTGCCTAAAACAGTACTTGCTTGAGCTATTGTTGACTTCGTTTTACCGAACTCTTCTGCTGTAGCTTGTTCCATTTTCTGTAATGCGCCAATAACCTTGTCTGCTGTCAATTCACCTTCCGCACCCATAGCTTTTAATGCGCCTACTCCAACCCCTAAACCCGTTGCGATTGTCTCTGCAAGCATTGGAGTCTGTTCTAAAATACTGTTCAGCTCCTCTCCTCTTAACGCTCCTGCCGCGAATCCTTGCCCCAACTGCATAAGGGCTGCGTCTGCAGATTCGGCAGAGGCACCTGATAAGGCTACCGCCTGACTAATTGTTTCTGTTACAGCAAGAAGTTCTACTTGGCTTATGTTCAAGTCTTTCGTCGTTCTTGCAATTCTTGCATAAAGGTCTACAGTTGATTCCCATCCCACCCTACTTCTATTTGCTATTTGGAAAGTAGCAGTAGAGACCCTGTTTAATTCTTTTTGTGTGTTTGTAACAAGACGTAGACGATTGTCCATCCTGTTTACAGTGTCAGCTATTGTTAAAAATTGCCTACCCATTAAAGCAGTGGTTACAGCTACCGCACCAAACGCAACTTTTGCCCTCGTAAGGCTCCCTGTGAGTCTTTTAAACTTCCCACCTGTTTTTTCGGACTCATCGCCTGTCTTTTTAACTTCATCACCAAGCTCGTCAACTTCTCTCTGTGCCCTGTCAAAAGCATTAGCCATATCGCTCGTTGAACGCTTTAATTGGTCTAACGTTCTCGACATTTTTTTGACAGGCATACTAACATTGTCTTTAACTTCTATTTTCAATGTTCTTGTATCAGCTACCATTATTTTTTTGCCTTTGCTTTGGCTTGTCTTTGTTCCATTTTTTTATTCTGAAATTCAAGGTATACATTGTCTATGGATTTTATTATCAAAAACAGACGTTCGAATTCATCAAAGTCATCTATGCCGTAACGTATTGCATAACTGTTGATTGTGTCGAACGGTATCGGTAGAGGTACGCTTCCAAATCCCCCCGAAGCGTAGGGTCGAGAAGATGAGAGGATTTGAAATGCGTCTAATATCCACGCATTATCTGCGTAAGGTGTCGGTGCGTCATCAAGTGCTTTTTTTGTCCCTAATGTTTCTTGGCCTTTTTCTCTTTTACGCTTTAGGCGATCAAGATGTGGCCCCCATTCTAACTGCCACCTGATGACTTCTGTGAGTTTTTTGAGCTATCCTCAATTTCAGTTGCCCTAAAGTTAGTCAGATCATTGGCAACAAGCAAGACATCCTCACGGAAATCCTTTAGTTCATTTAATAATTTTTCTGCATTTTTAGAGCTATACTTAATAGGTTTACCGTCATACTCTATCCCCTCCCAATCAACTAACACTGTTTCGGCAATACATTTAGTTACAATATCCGTCTGTATTTCTTCGCTAATTGTTCCTCTATCCCTTGCGTGACGATGTGGTTTCATTAACGCTTGCGCCCTGCGTTGATAATTATTGTTTCCAACGCGAGCAATTTTCAGTTTTGCTCCGTCACCCCAATCTATCCACGCTCCGTTATCTTCTGCTTCTTCGTCCGTCTTGTATTTCTTAGCTAAATCCATTTTTACCTCGTATGTAAGGGTTGTAAGGGTTTTGTAAGGGTATTTCCCAAAAGTGAGTGAGGTGCGCCCCTACCTCGCACCCCACTCGCGGTTAACCGCCTATTTTCTGTAGGGACGGTTATTACGCTATAACTCTTGTCACTACTATAGTTTTTTCTACGCCCCCGACAGACGTCGCAGGTTCAGCAGAAAAATCAAATGATAGCATAATGTCTGTGTCTACTCCACCGTTTGTCGCAGGTTCAGCAGTCAACGCGCACGAAGGCATTTCAAAACAATACCTGTCGCTGTTTTGCATGTTGAGCGTAAATGCGATAGGCTGTTTGGTGAAATTCTGTAAATCAAGATCAAGGTCAGCATATGTAGAAGCATCAAGATACACAGAAAAACTACCTGTTACATCTACTGCGCCCTGTGGCATCCTTGTGGCTTTTAATGACCCCAACCCCTTCGCAGGTCTGTTAGGTGTGGAGATGTTAATTGACAAATCCATGACATCGTAAGATACCGTGGCATTGTTAATTATAAGCGATTCAAACCCGTCTACCTCTGACACGACATCCTGATCGTAGGCATCCGTGACCGAACCGCTTCCCTGTCCTCCTGACGCTTGATACCGATCCTTTGCGTCAAACGCAACATTACCCGTTATAATACCTGACGGAGTTTGGGACAAAGAAAACGAATTAACCCTCGCGCCTAACATTGCATGCCATTTGTTGGTCAGGTCTTGATATTGTTGCTGTAGGCCGTAGCTGTCGCTTGCTGTTCCGTTAGAAATTGATACTCCTTTAACGGTGACAGTATCACCTGCCGATTCGGTTGCCATTCCACCGTTATTACTAACAGTGAAACCTGCCCCCGAACCCGTTATAGTGGCAACGCGCTTCCAACCGTTATTGCCTGACTCTGTAAAACCATCCACATACACCCACGAACCAACGGGTACGCTTGAGAATGGCGTACCGCTCGATATTGATATGGTTGTCGAATTAGCTGAAATGGTTGTTTCTGATACAGCCAACTGAGTTCCCCAAGCGGATGAACGTAATGCGCTTTTTAAAAATTCATCGTAATTCTGTGCCGAAAATTCAAAATCGTATGACGCTGTCGGTGAAATCCCGACCCTTTTCATGTCTGCCTGTTGCGCATCATCACGTATTTGAGAAGAGCGCACCGTATTTATGCCTGTTGCAAAACTTCCTCCCGTTATAGGAAAAGCTCTGAACGCTGACGAAGGTAGCACTCCAAACGAAGTTTCGGCAAGATACGATACTTGTACTCTGTTTGCATCTGCCATATTTTAATCTGCTTTCATAATTATGAAATAATTAGCTGTCGTACCGAAACGGCACTTCAACGTTTACTTGATAGTAAGGCTCCTCATTCGTGCGCCCTAAAGGAATTACGGAACCTGCCTGTAAAACAACTCCCGACACAGTGACACCTCTAAAAATGGTGGCAATATCATCGGCTACCGCAAGACCCATCTCAGAGCCTTCTTCCGTTGGCGTAAAAACCTGTACGGTAATTACCCCTACTTGTCTCCAACGAGGACTCGCCCCGTTAATAGATACTTGATTCTGCTCACCCCCTAAAACCGTTATTCGCGCCCACGCTTGATGGCTTGACGGGTTGAACGAAACCGATGGGTCAAACTCAATATTAGGCCACGCCACAGGGACGTTTGGCCTAACAGAATCCATCCTATCCTTAAATCGTGTTAGTATTGTATTAAATGCCGTACGAAACGCCATATTATTCTGTTGCCTCTATTTCAGCTAATGTCAATGCAACCATTCCTCGCGGAGCCTGTTTACTATGCCCACGCTCCAATACACCTATGTAGGGCAGGTTGTTTGTAATGTATATATCTTCACCTAATTTCATTGTCTTTAATTTTCTATTTCCATCAGCAACCGATGTGTTATTTGTTGTTTTCTTTACATCCGTTTTCGGGATGTTAATAGACAGTTGCCAATTTGCCCTCGCCCTGCCCGTATCGACAGGAGTTTTCAAAACTACGCCACGTAACACTTTTAGACCTATGAGCCTCTTCTTTTTGTGTATGGCCTCAAGTGTATCACCTTTAAAATCATCAAGGCTAATGTTAAATGTTTTTGCGTTTAGTCCGTTTTTGTATTTACTCATTAAGCAGAATAGCCTCGCGTATGCAACGTGTAAATGACATCAACATTTTTCGCTCTTGTTGTTTGAACTGATTCTATTCTAAGATCCTTACTTCCGTCAGTTAAAAGATCGCCAACGTTTGGTTCTCCACCTGTCATCCCCGAAGAAGCGACTATGTATCGCCTGTCCTGTTGTAGCACTACACTCCCGTCACGCTCGCTCGTTTTAAAGTCATTTAATATTCCGTTTAACGTTTGGGTTGAAGTACTACTCGAACTTTTCTTCCACGGTTCTGATCCGCTTACTGTAACCGTTTTTCTTGTAAGGACATATGTGGTTCCGCTCCGCTTTATTGAATTAAGTGCATTTGTCGCTGTTTTCGTTGCGTTCATTTCTATGCCCTGTCTATAGTAGCACTTGGACCCTTGAAAGAGCCAAGACCGCGAACCATTCTTATGAGTATAGGGAATGTCGCTTCAGCAGGTGCGCCATCAAAATATTCTGTAACTATTGGGCCTACTTGCTCTCTTTTTATGTCTCCACCCCGTTCATACGAAGCATTTAGAGCATTATTAACATGATACAAAGCAAGTTCGCATTCTGCGTTTTTTATTTGCGAAGGGATTGTGTCAAACTCATAATACCTTTCGTCATCATCTGTTGCGCCATCCCTTGGCCACGCCAATGCTTGGGTATTGTTTACGATCTCTCCCGTCCATTCGAACATACTGTCAAGGGATGTTGTTGCATAACGTAATGCGCTTTCTTTGTTGGCCGAACTTAGTCCCGTCCAATCAGACGGAGAACCGTGTTTGGTGAAATACGCATCCGCGTCCGTAACACTAATGTAACTGTCTGCGTTAGCTATCACTGCGCCTGTTTCGACCGTTAACGCCATTTTATTCCTCTTCTTCCTCTTCTGTTTCTTCTTCTTCCGTCACTGCGAATATTTTACAATTATTCGGGTCTAACATTAATTCGGTTGGCGCATCAAGTATTAAACTATTCTGTATTTCTCCATTAGGCTCAACTGAGAAACCTGCCTCCTGACACTCGCTTGCACCTAACGAACGAGCCTCAGAAGCATAACTCACTTCCATAACTGCTCCATCGGGAATAGCATTCTCAGTTTCATCTATTGTAACCGATACCGTTGCCCCCTCATCTTCCGCTTCTGTCGGCAACCTGCCGTTCCACATTCGCAGTCTCACTCTTTACCTGCCTTCGCTTTCGCCTTGGCTTTCGCTTTGGCCTTCGGTTTAGTTTCACCTTCTGCGCTAAATCCCCTGCCCCTGTATTCTTCTTCTGCGTTACCGCCCTTATCAACTACTACACTATCACTGCCTTTTGTCAATGTTACTGTTTCAATACCTGCCATTTTTAATCCTCTAAAATAAAGCAGGGTGAGGGAGCCATGACCCCCTCACCTTGCAAAAAACTACCCAAGCACACGGCAGAGCAGTTCGGGTTGTATTACTTTAGCTCCACACAATACGTCAAAACTAATTGTATCGGTTTTTGTAGAACTGTTGTAATCATACACTACACGAATACCCAATCCTCTGTCGCCAATATACTCTGACGTTTCATTGCCGTTTGGCAAATCAAGAGGGACAATAGCCACGGTCAGACCTGCAGGGTGACCTGCAATGTTCATAGCGTGATCAGTTGCCGTGAAGCTAAGAGCGGCATTATCTGCCCAAGCAACTTTCGCTTTAGGTAGAAACGACAATGTACCACCACTGTAAGCTGTGGTAACATAATGAGTCGTATCACCTGCAACCGTGAAGATGTCACCCAACTTTGGATTGTTGGAGCCACCGTCAATAGCTACAGTAGTGTCACCAACAGCAACCAAACCGCTGTTGACCAACCACGAAGTAGGGCCGTCCGTGTCGTGAGTGCTGATATTCTGAGACATATAGAAATCCATGCCCAAAAACTCACCCAACGAAGCACGACGTAAGGCGTCTCCACCATCGCCACGCTGATCGGCCTGTAGAACCTGAGTGACATTAGCCATGATGTCAGCCTTGGCCTGAGGATTCATTATTGCAATCCTACCTGCCATCGGCACCTTGTCATCGTTGAGCTTCTTGTCAATCGCCACCAAATCGGCCAAAGAGTCAGGTGGGTCACCTGCCGTTCCAACGTGGTTAGCGATCTGATTGGCCTTGCCAAGCACGTAACTGTCAATAGCCTGTGCCAACCCTGCCATAGCAGGTGCAATAACACGACCGCGAAAATCATCAAGAGACAGCGTAAATTGCTTGCTTGTAACACCGACAGTAATATCGAAGTGCTTCTCCAACTGTAAGGTCGTAGACGCTTCGGTAATGTTCTGCGTGGATGTCGTTGACGAAAACTCGTTTGCGGTAAATGACGCAGGTTCACGGATCGTGATCGTATCGCCAACTTTGGCTCCCGTAAACTCTCCTGTATAACCTTTGTTAAACAGGTTGGTTGCTACTAAATTGTTTTCCAAGATCAATAACGCCTCACGCGCTACGATGCTTGGGGTAATAAACGTATTAGCCATTTATTCTTTCTTCTTTCTCTAAGACAAGTCTATGCTTGTCTAAATTTACGATATTCGGCCATAGACATGTTGCCTACGGCTTCGGGTGTAACTCTTGTTGTAGATACCCCTGCCTGAGTAGTATCAGGTTGGCTACCGCCCCCCGAACTACCTGCAGAGGAAAATGCCACAGCGAGGTCAGGGTCACTTTTCTTCTCTTCAACCAACGCTCCAAAAGTCATAGGGTCAAGATTTGTCCCCATAACGCGAGGAGTGCCCTCACGGTCTACGATTTGCACTTTGACGCGACCCTCATCATCCGTCACTGCGCGTACCTCATTTCTTAAAACAGGCATTAACAGTTTGGCAGAGCCACCTGCCTCTGATATTGCCGATGATAGTTCGTTGTCAATTAGCAATTCCTTGATTTGCGCCAAGCGCGATTCCGATAAGGCATTTATGGGCGCAAGAGCCTTGTCAGTTTCTGCTTTGGCAGATTTCCTCATTTGCTCCATCTCGTTTCGCAAACTCGTTACGGCAGTTCCTTCGTCTTGCTTCGACTCGCGGAGCGATTCAAGCTCTGCCAAATTTTCGGCTATCGCATCGGGTTCAGCATTCAAAGAGCTAAAACGCTTTAGCCCTGCTTCTGCTTTGTCGGCACGATCTTTCAGTTTGCCTAATGTGCTTTTTAGGCCACTGACATTCTCAAGGGCGAAACCATCAGCACCGTCAACCTGTAGGACGAAACGCTCCTCGCCTTCGGGTTGTCCGTAATACTCGCGAACTACTTCGGGTATTGCTTCTTCGGCTTCGTAAATTGCTTTTAACATTTGACACCTCCGTATCAACCTGTTCTCGACAGGGTTTATGCCGAATCTCGTTCGGTCTTGTTAATAGATTACTTGTTTAATCAGTTTTACTCTTCCGTTTTCGTCAAGTTCGACGTCTGCTTCTGTTTTTATCTCAGGCTCCATTCCCCCCTCCCAAACGGCTATAGTGTTACTATAGGTTTCTATTGCCCTTGAAACGGCAACTAAAAGCGGATCTCCGTAAGTAACGCTTCCGAATAAAGGGCTAAAGTTATCATTGAATATAAACTGCGTTATCTTGTCGTTACTCTTCCATCTATAGCTTTCTTTTTCTGTATAATGCAACGTCGCTAAATTTTGCCCCGTAACCGTATCTTTTATGCTGACGACAACCATTACCAAATCCCCCGTAGATAACCAACTATGAACTTGAACGCCTCTTCATCAACTTCAGCCATCCCTGCTCCACTCTCATACAAATCTTCCGTCAACATAGAGATAATTTCTGTCGACCTAAAATCCGTCAGTTCCCAATCAGCGTTGAAAACTTGTCTTTGATCGCTTACACGTTTGTTTCCGTTTTCTTCCAACCTACGTATCCACGTAGGCCAATCTTTGTAATGATCATGATATTTTTTGCCAAAATAAGCTGAACGAGCTTTAAGAGCATTGTCACCTGAATACTCAAGGCCTAACCCTTGTTTCATTTTACCGATTTCGTGATACTCGTCTTGATTTCCATATTCGGGTTCTTTGTAGTTACGATTGTACTTTTGCATATTTTCATACTTTTTGCCCTTAGTCCTATACTTTGAAAATTCGAAAGACGTTAGGTTTTTTTGACGTTTTCTTACATACTCAATGTGGTGAGCTACTTCATGCGCGTAAACGCCTTCTTCATTAACGTTGAACCCGTCCATAACGGCAGAATTTTTATCGTCGGAGTAGTGCGCTCTCCATTTCTTGTCGCGCCTGTCTTTCGCTGAAAAAGAAGCCTTATTCCCTATGACATTAATTTCATCTTTGCCTATTGCAACCTTGAAAGCATCACCTGTAACAGGATCTCTGCCTCTATAATTTGGGTCAATCTTCCCGTCTGACACCTTATTTATAAAAGCCATTACCTTATCTATTTTCTTATGCTCTCCGACTTCTATTTTTGGATCAAAACCCTTTCGCGAACCAACTGCGAGCCAATCATCTCCCCCTGTAGCTAATAAGTCAGCTAACTCTTCGCGCATAGCTTCTAATTGTCGGCTTTTGTCGTTTAAGAAAGGGTCAAGCTCTAATTTTAATTTTTCATACGCTTCATAGAGCTTATCTCTTTTCTTTTGTATTTCATAGAATTCCTGATTTACCTGCATACTCGCGTTTTCTAAATCTATTGCGTATTTGTCGCTAAGTAATCGTACTTCTTCCTTTTTAGCTTTACGCAGTTTTACATACTCAGGGTCATCAAAATCCATCCCTTGGCGTAGAGATGCATACTTTGCGTTAATCTTTACCCTATCAGCGTCAATAGACGCTTCTACTTTGCTTTTAATATCATATTGCTTTTGTAGTAGAAGAGTATGTTTATCGTCTACCTCTTTCAATTCGTTGCTTAACTTCGTTTTGCGTTCAGCTTTTTTAATATCATCTTGCATACTTTTTTGCCAAATTGCTTTAGCTTTTGCTACAAGGACATCGCCCTCTTCCCACGCTTCTATCCTTTTTTCTATCGGTGCATTTTTATCTGCAACAATTTTTGCCTTCTCTGTAGTTACTTTGTTTTCGTTTTCTATTTCGTCAACTATAGTTTTCGGTTGCGTCGCCTTCTTCGCTTTCCGTCCTTCTATCTCCCTAAGTTCATCAAGTGTTAATGTCTTACCTTTTCTGTTTGTAAACTGACCTATTCTCAGCTTACCATCTCTAAAGAGCTTCGCTTTAGTCACTCCTAATACTTTTTCTTGAACGTCAACGGGTTGCTCAATTAGCCATTCACCGTAAGTCTGTGAAGCAGGGACTTGCCCGTTCATAGACGCTCTTGTCGTGCGCATTTGTTTTGTTGGCGGTAAACCTAATTCTTTTTCGCTCTTTATGACGGGGACAACTGTGCAACGGCAGTTTATGTGAGCAGGTGGATTTACCTGATTCTTCATTGACTTTTTAACTGTGCTGTCAAGCCCTGCGCATTGAGGGCATATTCTTGAATCAAGGGTCGCTACCCACTGATACCCTTTTATCAGGTCATCATTTTCCTCTAATGTTGTCATTCGCGCTTCATTGGCCGTCCCGTTTAGTGCTGTCCTTGCTATGGCTTCAGCTTCCCTCCTTGTAGCACTTATTGCCCCGTCCCTAAAG